TTGTGATTTACCTCCTTTAGTAAATGAAGTTACACAAATATAAGTTTCTTGCTCTAATCCTATATAGTCATTACTAAATCTTTGAAAAGGAGATGGAATACAATTGACTCTACCATCAATTATTCTTTGTCTCCTTTTCTTTAATTTAGTCATAACCTTTTCTCTTAATGTAGGAGAATTATTCATTATCTTAATTCAGTTAGTAAATCATCATCAGTATTATCTGTTACTTCTGTATCATCTTCATTTTCTATTAAAGACATAAATTCTGATCTGATTTCAGTATCACCATTTGCATTTACTGCACTTTTTAAAATAAAGTATTTCAATAATTGCATATACTTAAAATCATTATGGAAAGATTCTACATAAGTAGTAGTTGCTTTAATAGCTTGCTCTTTAGTAAAAGTAAAGTTATATTTTACAACAAGAGTTTTAAGTTTCTTAGCAATTACTGCTGTAGTATCTCTCCACATATAAGTAGTACCAGATTTTCTACCTTTAGGAAATATTTCTCTTATAGCTATAGCTACATCTTCAAACCATTTATCTTTATCTATTACAGTAGTATCTGATTCAGTTTGAATATCTCTTACTAGCTCTTTTATTTGATCACTTAAAATTAATCTATTAGAATCATATACACTTTTATGTGCTAAATTCTTTTCTTCTATAGATTTAATTGCTTCTGTAACATCTTCACAAGTAATATTTAAGAGTAGGAGAAGATATTCTCCTACACTTAAATTATACTTATCCAATACTTTAGTATCAAATGTTATTTTCATAATGCTAATTCTTCAATACTATTTAGTTTGGTTATTAAAGTTTTATCATATTCTCCAAGCATCTTATCCAATAATTCTTCTTCTCTTGTTCCTTTATAATAAGGAATAATAACTATAGGATCAGTATGTCTAAGAAGTCTACCCATTCTTTGTCTTGTAATAATTTCTGAAGCATTAAGATTAGCATAAATACCAATTCTACAATTAACTAAATTGACACCTTCATTAAGGATATTACATGATGTAATATGATTAATTTTACCTTCATTGAAGTCATCAACATAATTAAGAGAACTAGTATTTTTACTATTTACTCCATAATTAGACAATTCATTAGTTTGTTCAATAGAACTACAGAAAGTTACAACTCTTTCATTTTGTAATTTTTCAAGTAAACTTTTAAGAAATTCATTCTTCTTAGTGCTTAACCATTTAAGTCTATCTGTGCATAATCTCATCCATTTATTTCTAAAAATTTGATTATTAGTAGACATAGTTTTTCTTTTCCAATAAGCTATTTGAGATTCTAAATCTTCATAAAATTCTTTTTCAGTACATATAATCTTAATTCTATTATGTTTATCTCTAAGATAATTCCATCTTTTACTATAAGGAACAGTTATTGTCATTGTACCTTTAGAGTTTTTTACAATAGTTTCTGTAATGTGCTTAGAATCAAGATTTAAAGGTATTGTAATAATTCTTGGAGAAGGAAGTACATCATCATTGATAGCTTCCTGTAGTGAACATCTAATAAGTTTAGTTCTATATGCACCTTTAAGATACCATTTTAAATCTGAAGGCATTGTAGCACTAAGACATAATAAATGATCAAATCCTATAGTGTTAAGAATACTTCTTCTTACATCACTATTTAAATGGTGAGCTTCATCAGCTATTACTATATCATAGAATTTATTTTCATGTTTTCTAAGAGATTCATAGCAATCTATAGTAATAAGGTCTGATTTAATACCTCCCCATTTATTAATTTCATCTAACCAAGTTTTCTTGTGTACTCTTTTAGCTACTAATATGAGAATTGCAGTTTGGCATTTATCATTTTTAAATACTTTATCACAAATATGATTAGTTAAATCAATAGCTAATTTTGTTTTTCCGAATCCTGTAGTTAGTTCTGTAATAAGACATTTGCAATTATCAATTTCTTTTATAGCGAGTGCAGCTATTTCTTCTCTAGTCATTTTTGTAGATTTTTGTAATTTTAATCAAGTTTAAAATGTAAATAGTAGTTTAGAGTGTCTTTCAAAAACCGGTGAATCGTATTTATCTCTACTACAAACTGTATAATAGAGAGTTACTTTTATTTTTGAATTTTCATCATTTTCATTAATAAAAGTAAAGTCTATTGTAGGTTCATAGTAGAGATATAAAACAACGATTACGATAATCAGTAGTATTAGAACAGCTATCATTTGTTATTATATCAATATCTAATATTGATTAATCATCAAATACTGTATATGCTTCAAGAGTACCATTAAAAGATTCTGCAAGCTCTTTAAGATGACTCATAAGCTTATTATGTTTACTCATTCTCATCCAATCCTTTTTCTTTTCCCATGTAGGACATTCTGATGAAGTCATGAATCTATAAGCTTCTGGAGGTAGATTAATTACCTGATGAGCTTTTTGATACTTTCTTACATATACAGTATAATTTTCTACTTTCTTAGCTACTTTGTCAAATAGTGTAAATGAAGATGCCTCCATGTTGTCATAATTATCAACTTTCTTATTGATAATTTTCTTTACACCATGTACTACAATTTCCTTCTTTACAGTTTTAACATAGTCTTCTTTTTTCATTGGTACAGCACCATTGATTGCAATAGTAACTGAGATTTTAATTTCACTCATTGTTAGTTTATTGTTAGTTTATTTATTGGTTAAATATAATAAAGTTTTTCTAGTTCTTCTGTAACATTATCATAGATTTTATCTTCGTATTCTCTATCTTCAGGATAATTTTTAGCTCCTTTTAACCATTCTTTATAACATGATTTACATAAAGTATCATGAAGTACACAAACATAATGAATTTCATCTTTATTAATAATACCATTACAGGATGCACATATAATACCATTAGGAATGCCCCAATTAAGTGACCTACATTCTGAATATGACATCTTTAATACTTTGAAATTCTTGGAATTTTCTACTAATGTTGCCATAATTAATTAGTTTTTAACAATTTAAATGCTTCTGATATTGCATTATGAACTGCTTTATTATAAGTATTAAATACAACAGGATCTTCTTCTTCATCTTCTTTATCAAGATATGAATAATCCTTAATATTATATACTTCACAAGTATACATATCAAGTGTAAGATCTAATGCTATATCACAATGAATATTGAAAGTAAATAGTAACCATTCAATTACATCATCTAATTTTGGAGCAGGATACTCATCTTCTCTTAAATCCATTAACTCTATATTATCAGATAAAATAGTAAGTTTTTTCTCAAAATTATAATAAGCATTAAATTGTTTACTATATCCAAATTGTTTCAAAAGTTCTGCTTCATGAAGAGTAACTCTTGTTTGACCTTTTAAATCTTTCATATTACTTATATCTATTATGTTTAAGGCTTTAATTTAACTTATCCATAATATTTCCAATTCTTTTGAGGTTGGTGCAAATATCTTAAATAAAATTGAAAGTACAAATACTATTACCATAATAATTCTTAAAATTCTTAAATCTGTGTTGTCTTCTTTATCTCTCATTTCTTGATATAAAAATGAAAGATAATAAATAGTTATACAGAAAGGAATAAGAATTATACAAGTAATATGTAAATTATCCATTCTATTTATCCAGTATAATTGAAACAGTGTAAGATTATCCATAATCAATTATTGGTAATGGTTTTTGTACATATTTATAGCTCCTGCAATACATTTTTCAAAAGCTTCTTCATAAGAATTATAGCCATCATTAAAGATTAAATCTGTAGATTGTTGTAAGATTTTATCTATAAATTGTACTCTATAAGCATAGCTATATCCTGCATGAATATTATTATAAGCTTGAATAATCTCAATTGAGATATTGTGCTTACTAAAGAAGCTTATTACTTCAAAATATGTAGGAGCCGAGATTCTACATCCAAACTTATTATAGTTAGCTTTATAATAAGCACCATAATAATGTTCAGGTAGATATTCTTTCTCTTTCTTGAGTCTATAGAAATAGTAGGTTTTAATAGAAAACCTTATATTCTTTAGAGCTACAGCATTGTCATAAGAAACTATTCCAGCTTCTCTAATATATATTTCCATAGTATCTGTAATATTTTCATACAAATACTTAAATACATATTTAGCTTTAACTAGAAAAGTTATTACTCTTTTTACTAACTTTTTAATTAACTCTTTCATATTGTAATTTAATTACAATTTTAGTATAACATTATTAGTTTATTGTGGAGATGAATCTAATAAATATTGTAATGCATTCTCTATAGCAATATGTAATGCTTTATGATATGTATTATAACCATAATTACTGCTATTATACAGAAATACAGGTTTTGCATCATCTACATTAAATATTTCAAAAGTCCACATTACTTCGTTTGAAGATCTAAGTCTAAAAGGATGGACATTACAATAAATATTATGACTATATAGAAGCCAATCTTTAGCTTCATTAAGAGTAGGAGCAGGAATAATATCCATATCCTTTGGGGATTCTATAATATTGTCAGCAATAACAATATCAGTAGTTTTATCGTAATACCTTGATATTTCATCATTGTATTCTAATTTTTTGAGTAGTTTACCCTCTTCTAAAGTAACATACTCAATGTATTCTCTAATATTCATGTTGTCTTAGTTATTTTAATTGTTTTAATAGTTTTCTTCGTTATCATCTTTTCTATAACACATTATTACTATTACAATAAGTAATAGTAATAATATTCTAAGTACATTCATTGTATGTAATATTTTATTTATTACCTTTATTTTCCTTTTTCAACACCTGCAATGACATTAAGAACAAATTCATCTACATCCATATAGTCAATGCCGAAATTTTCAGCAGTCTTTTTATCGCTATCTGAGAATTGTCCTTCTTTGCCAGAAGCATCACCAATCATTAGATATTCAGATTTATCTTTATCTATATCATTTATTATATTATCCACAAATAGTTTATACTTATATCTATTAAGAATTGTAGATAACAGTCCAGTATTTGGCTTTCTATAAGGATTATCTTCATCATTTGCAGGAGTATAAAGACCATCTACTATAAATACTTTTGTATATTCATTAATAGAGGCAAGAATATATTTGAATTTTATTTCAAAATCGACTCTATCAACTAATCCTTTTTCAATACCTCCTTGATTAGATACAATAAATAACGCTTTTGGTGCTAATACTCTAATAGCATTAATAACATCATATCTAAATTCCATATCCCAAATACCATGAGGAAAAGTATCTTCACTCATTGTTTTAATAAGTGTACCATCAAGATCTGCAAATAAGATTTTATAATATTTCATATTAGTTTTATCATTTTAATTTTTTAAAACCATTAGGAGCTACAACAGTAGTTACAGGTGTAGAAATATGTCTACCTTGAATAAGTAGATTACCATCACTACACATAGATACTTTATGTACTACTATGTAATCCCATTTAATACCTATAATATCATCAGTGGCTACAGTATCACCAACTTTAATATTACAAGCTTCACAATATTCATCAGAAAGCTTTTTCATTTTAGCATCTGCTTCCCAAACTTGATGTTGTAAAGCTTTAAACTCTGTCAATATTTCTTCTTTAGTTCTCATCTTTATTATCAATTATAAGTTTTTTTGGTGAATTTTTCCAAGTTACTTCAGGATAAAAATTCTTAGGTAATTTTGTCCAAGGATAACCTGGATCTTCATATTCATTTATAGCATCAAATGTATCCTGATAATAATCTTTATACTTAAACTTTTCAGCTCTTCTAACAGGTTTAGCAGTATAAATGAATAATTCCCCATTTTTATCTCTTGCAATCCATATTACTTTCATTTTGGTAAATTTAATATTAATTTTATAGGAGAGTTTTCCCAAGTTAAATCTGGATAGAAGTCATCTGGAATATGTTTTTCAGAAACATTATCATCAAAGTATACATCAGAGGTTGGATCACTACTAAATATAGTATCTTTTCTAAGAGGTTTACTTGCATATACATAAAGTCTTCTATCTTTGTCTCTAGCTATCCATATTACTTTCATCTTCTATAGTTGTTATTTACTTATCTATAAATTTACATTAACTCAAATCTATGAGTTTTATAATACTCTATTTCTTGTTTCTCTCTAGCCTCTTTTTCTTGTGCTAGTTTTCTCACTATTTGATTATGCAAATCTATTTCCTTTTTTGTAGATTTAGCTCTATCTAATAATACTGCTTTTATACTATCATTAGTAAGAATATTTTCTACATATAACCATATAAGATAATTAGTAGGAATTAAAGATATATGCATTCCTTTATATTTCCCAAATAACATTGTACTAATTTTGGTATTATGGTTTTCATTTAATTCTAATAGAATTGTGAAGTGAGGTCCAGTGTATTCTTTATATGATTTGAGTTTTTCTTGTGCTATCTCCTTATCTTCTAATGAATCTAAAAGGATAGCTCTTTTATAATAACCATTCATAGAATAGTCAATTTCTATTATATAGAACATCTTAAAAATATTTATTACTATAATTTTAATTATTATAAGTTTATTGTAAGTTCTATAGGAGAGTTCTCCCATGTTACTTCTGGATACATAGTATCTGGTAATTTTGCTATATTATTATAGAATGTACCTTTAGATGTATATGTCTTTATAGTTTCATTAGATACATCTGCAATAAATCTATTATCCTTTAAGTCTTTTTTAGGTTTGCCACTATATATAAATAAAGAATTATCTTTATCTCTAGCAATCCAAATAACATTAGAATCTTTATTATCCATAATATAAACATAGTGTTAATAGTGCTATAAAAACACTAATAGCTACTATTGATAAAGCAACTATTAGTGTTCTTATAACAATGATACTTGTAAATTTAAACTTCTTCATTCTTATAATCAGATGCTATCTGAATTTGTTCAGGATATATAATCCTAGATTTAGATTCTTTATCTTCTAAATAAGTGATAAAGAGCATACCTGTACTAGATAATAATTCTATTTTACCAATTTCTACAGGAGTAGTAACAGGATCAACATCAGTATTAAAAGTTACCATATCTCCTACTTTAAAAGGCATTTCTTTAATAAATAGTAACTCTAGTTGTTTAATTCTATCTTGTAAGATAGACATTTTGTTAATAGTTCTAGCATAATCTGCTAAAATTTCTTTTACCATACTCATAAGCGTAATTGTTATTATACACTTGCAATTACATAACTTTCAGGATGTAGTCTACAAGCATTAAGTACATTAATTACAAAAACTAAGAAATGGTCATATTTACCCCATCCATTAGGATTATCAAATTGCCTATAATACATAGGGTCATTAATAAGCTTTTGTAATCCTTCTGTTAAAGGTTCAATTAATTCCTTAGCTTTAGTATATTCTTTTACTCTCCACAGGCATTCATAAATACCTGCAGCTTTAGCGTGTTTAGCACAATTATGAGTAATGTTAGCAGAGTAAATCTCTTCTTCATCATTTTTGTGCTCAAGAAAATATAAATCCAAACTCATTTCTTCAGTATTATTAATTGTTGTTATCTCAAATTCTACACTATGTTCAATAACCTTTAATAAGAGTTCTGTCACCATATTTAGCTCTAATATACTTCAATTCTGCAATTCTCCTATCCCTAATTTTATTTTCATCTGTATCTGATGTACTAAGATAAAATGCCGGTAAACTATTGTTTTCCCACATCATCAATGGTCCATAAGATACTCTTGTAAGCCATACTGGATCACCATTATTATCTACACAAAAGACTATACCTCTAATATAAGGTTCTTTAGAATTATTATCATATTCAAAATCTAGTTTATCTAGAAATGAATCTTCATCTTCAAATCTTAAATCTACACTATTATCAGCTAATGTAACATTAGCTCCAATAATATTTAATCGCATAGTATTAAGATATATCTGTAATTCTTTCTTAGCATTTACCATTAGTAGTAATGTTTTGAGTTATTTTCTTTAGTTTCTACTGTATTAACTGCAGCTTTGTTATTCTTATTTCCTACTTGACCACTCAAATACTTTTTACTATTTGTAGCAAAAGGTATTGGAGTAGATTCAGGGAAATAATTGGCACTATTATTTTTCATGTCTAATTATTTTAATTTTCAGATTTCTTTGCAAACTTATATACTTCGTAAATTACGATGCACATAAATAAAAATCCACAAATAGCATATTTGGTATAACTACCTCTTAACAAATAAAGATTTTCCTCAGTATATCCCTGCTCCTTTAGAGTAATAAGAATAACAGCTAAGATAGCATTGAGGAACATAATTATTGTTACAACAATATCAAAGATTTTATTCATTGTAGTATATTTTTATTTTAATTGTTAGTATTTTAAAGTAAAAGGTATTATATTCTCACGAACCTAATACCTGTATTTGCATATTAGTGCAAACCATAGGAAAATTTGAAACTCGATAACCAAAAACAATTATAATAACAAAAACACACACAAATATCATCTTTACTAGTAGCCTTTTAGGGAATCGAACCCTAATTTATAAATATTGTTTATAAATAGTTTTTTACCTTAACCTAACTAAAGACTTGGTTATCTTTTCTTTTTAAATTTAGAAAATGCTTTTCTAGCTTCTTCACCATTTTTATACATTGTAGTATAAGAAACTGAAAATGCAATAATTGTAATAGACCATTCAAAAGCGTGTTGTCCTGCTAATACAACAGTTCTATTGTATTTGTCTGTAATCACCTTTCTAATAAGGCAATCACAATTTTCTTTGTGATAAGTTTTCATGTTAATTGTTTTTAGGTAGTTAATAATTTGGTTATTGTAATAATTAAGGCAAGTGACACACTAAATGTATAGTTTAGTGTATCACTTTATTAGGTAATTTAGTCCTAGAATGCACAAATACTATCTACAAGATTCTTGTATTCAATGTATTCTTCATCATTTGATAAATCAATATCTTGCTGGTCAATGATGTCTTCAAGAACTTCAATATAAGAACCAAGGATTACACATCTTTCTTCATATTCAATACATTCCTCTTTATAATTATTATCTGAAATCTTTTTACCGTAAATGCTTCCAAAGATAAATACAATGACAATTGTTACAATAATAATAATGTCAGAAGGGTACAATTTAAATGCTTTAATAATTTTCTCTTTCATAGTTTTAAATTTAATTTATTATTTAGATTCCTAATACTATCACTGCTTCTTCAGTTTGTTTATTAAAGAATGTACACATTTTAGAAAAACCTAATTCTGTAAGACAAGATTTTTCAGCTACTAAATCTCTCATATTCTTATTTAAGCTATTATCATCAGATAATTTGTTAGCTACTCTAAGCAAGAGTTCAGTAGTTGTAAAGAATGTAGGATACATTTTACCTTCACTATTTTTGTAATCAATAGGCATTTTGTTAAACTCTTGAACAAGTTTAACTGCAGTATTGTAGTTGTTTGTTTCCATAATTTTAATCTGCTTTATATGAAAATATAACCTTGTTGTTATATGTTATAACTATTGTGTAATACCAATACATCATTTGCATTAATTTAATTGGATCTACACAATTAGTAGAAAAAGACTGACTACAATAGCCAGCCTTTTTCTGATAGGTTATAATATATTGTTTACTCGCATTCATTCCACTCTCCAGTTACAGGGTCAACAGCAACAGTTTTCACTGTTGTTGTATCATTCTTATACATAGGACATACAGCCTGCAAGGTTTCCCATTCTTCTGTTTCACAGAGAACATTGTAGAAGTAAACTTCATTGTCATTAATACAGATGTTAAGAACTGCTTTCAATGCTGCAATTTGTTGATCTTTTCTACTGCATTCATCAGCATAAGCTTTAAATGTGAAAGCTCCAACCATAAGAGTTAGACATAAAGCAATAAGCATTAATTTGTTTGTTTTCATTGTTGTAATATTTTAGTTATCGTAACTTATTAATTGTTATTGTTGAATATTGGGAGAGTTGTTAGCTCTCCCAATTATTGTTAGTTGTTGCCATCTTTTTGAGCTGCTTCATAAGCATCCCAATCAAATTCTGATTTAACTTCAGGAACTACATCTACATTTTCGGGTTTGTAGTATGTATCTACATAATCCGTAGAGTCAATAATGTAGTTAGAAGGAATTATTTTTCGTGCTGTGTATCTGGCACTACATCTTTCAAGATGTTTCAGAATTACAGTAACTCGTTGAAGATGTTTTTCATCTTCTTCAACTTTTACAATGATATTTGAATCTGTAATTACAAATTCTTTGTCATTGAAATAGCTGCAATGCCCATAATCTTGAAGATTCTTAACAATGCTGCTAAAATCTTCATCATCTAATCCCTTTACAGAGATTGAATACTGATTTTTGGACAGTTGTTTTACTGCAATGATACCTTTAGGAGCTACTAAACTAAGCAACTCACAGGTAATGTAATGAGGTGTGATTAAAATTGTTTTCATTTTGTTTTTGTTTTTAGTTGTTGTTTGTTGTCAGTAAAAATAGCTATTTATAAAAGACTAGTTTAACTAATTCAATTTATAAAAAGATTTTATATAATGTGTGTAGTATTTCTACTCCACACATTATATAAAAAGAACTTTAGGATGCATTAAGCATCCCAAAGTTCTGTGAGGATTGTGATTAGAAATCACAAGCCTCTGAGTCTGCAAGCAGCTCATTCTTGCTGCATACAATGTATGCGCCTTCATCATTCTGAATTACTTGCAACTCAGAATGGCGAGCATTTAACTGCTCACGAGTAAGCTGTCCCAATTTCTTGGAATAGGACAGCAGTGTGATAGCACCCGTTGTAGGATGCTTACACACTGGTGCAAGGAATACCTCGCCAGTTGACTTTGAGGTAAACGGATGCACATAAAATTTACCAAACAAATTTTTGAACTCAATGAGACTCCAATTAGCGGTAATCATAATTGTAAATTTGGTGCTTTCAACCTCTTCAGCATTTATGGTTTATGCTTAACCCACAGCAATAACATTAATTTCATAGGACTGTGAACCCTATAAAACCTTTCTATCAAAGTTTAGGAGGAGTGTTGTATATATTAGTAGTGCAACAAATGAGTTGCAATTTGTGATACTATTATCACTTCTCCTCAAGGTTTAGGAGGAGTGCTGTATATATTAGAATACCCAATTAGGTATTTGTAATTAGGTATTCTCAATTAGGTATTTGTGATTATTGCCCAAATATGTAACGGTGATGTAGATATTAGGATACTATTAAATAATATACCAAAGATTACTCTTTGGTATATTATATTATTTGAGAGTGTTCTCATATTCTAGAAGTATTTCTAACTGTATGAGTAAGTCCTCATAAGTTGTTTTATAAACTTCTGGAATGTTATCACACTCTAAGAATGCTTCAAGAATACTTGTGATAATATCAATGAAACCTAATTCATATAAGATTTCATTATGATTTTTATCACATACTTGATTAACAGTGTAGGCAATTTTGAATAATTGAGTATCCATAATATGTTAGTATTAAATTATATCAAAATTTAAGTGTAGTAATTTATATATTAGAATAAAAATATACTAAGGATTACTCCTTAGTATATTTTGTGTTAGTCGTCAATAGCAACTACATTGAGCTGCTCCCTGATACATTCAGGAATCATACATAGAACTGTTGTTTCACCATTTTCAGGAACTTCCTTTAGAGGAACCAATATTCCAAGATTATCTTCAGTATAATCATCTGAATATAACCCTTTGAAGATGAAGTTACCAATAGTGATACCTACTTCACTTAAAACATTACTAATACCATTTATGGTATATTCATGATTACTTTTAAATGTGATAGATAATTCACACTCACAAATGTAGAATGACTTAACTCTATAGAGCACAGTGTCACACATTCCTGTAAGAGATAATTGTATACGCATAATATAATGGTTTTAAATTGTTAATATCAAATGATAATGGGGGTTATTTAAATATTAGAATATCATCAAAAGATAATACCCACAGTTGTTAGCTGTGGGTATTATTAGTCTTCAATGCCAAGATATTCCTCTACTGATACACCATAGGTATCATAGGTGAAATCATTGAAGTCACACCAGTAATCTGTTTCTACCACCACATTTAGGTAGAATGTTTCATCATACTCTATAACATCTGCGATAGCTGATGTCATATAGTTATTTGCTGTTTCTAATTTATGGTATTCTTTCCATACATTGATATTTGCAGCAATTAGACACAGGATGATGAACACGAGAATGGCAACTAACTTTTTCATATTGAAGTTGATTTTAAGGGTGGAACATATAACGGGGGTAGTACCCCAAATCTCAAGGTATAGTGGTGGTGATGTATATATTATCCCCCCCATTTATAACTAAAATTCCAAAATCAAAAAAAAAATAAAATATAAAAAATTAGAATCAAAAAAAATTTCAAAAAAAAATTTAGATCAAGAAATTTCTTAGTGATTTTAGATAAGCTACTAAAACATTTTCATTTATAAATTTGCTTTTGTTAATTTTATGTATTATATTTGCACCGCAATATAGAATCTACATCTATATAACTCCCACGAGGTAATCATAATAATGGGACAGAAGTTGGCTTAGTAATATCCCTAGTAGGATATAGGTTATCGCCGATATTGCAAAAATGGCTATAATATATGAAGTATTGCATGAGCATTGTAGATGAGAAAAGGCAAAGGGAATCATGCTTTAGGGGTATAACCAAGAACGTGTACTTCAAAAATTTATAGTTAAAAAGTAAGGAGTGTAAAAACTCCAGGGACTAAACTATGTACTTATATGTGGAAAGATTTAACTATGCAAGAAAAAGCTGATATAATGAAATTAAGTTTAGCTAATGGAATATCAAGCTTGAAAACTATAAAGGAACAATATAATAAGTATGCTGAAGGGGGTAATTTTAATGCTGGTAATTTAGTTAATGCTATATATAATAATACTAAAAATGAAGAATATTTAGGACCTCCTAATCATGGATATAACTTTATTAAACCTACATGGTGGATTAAACAAAATGGTTTTAATAATGTAGATGAAAGAGGACACATGGATGACAGAGTAAAATTAGAAAGTCATCCTACTCATCCAAGTAGAGGAACATTTAGAAGTTTAAATCAATTTGATTTTACTAATAAAGGGTTTGAAGATCCTAATTATACAATGTTTGGAGTAGTAGATAATGATCAAGATCCTCAAGCTACAATGACTTATAGAGGTGGAATAGTATTACCTGAATTAACAATTACACCTAAAGGTAACTATGTTTTAAATAGTTATGACAATTTTAAACTGCATTTATAACATGATAAAAATGTACTAATAAAATAATAATAAAGATTTTTGAAAAATATTTGCAAAAATATTTGGATTTTTGAAAATAATGTTGTATGTTTGCAGTGTTTTAAATAAGGATGCCCTTTAAGCTTTAAAGTGAAGCACCAAACTTTTAATTTGGGGAAAACGGAGCATTACCGTTAAGGGGTACTAAATATGCTTTGTTCTCTACTAGAGCATCTTTAATATGGTCTTTGAAATATTATTTAATAGATAATAGTTGTAGATTGCCTTATGGTGTAGAGGTTAGCACAAAAGATTTTGGATCTTTAAGCTTAGGTTCGACTCCTAATAAGGTAACTAATATATGCCTCTATAGCTCAGTTGAATAGAGCAAAGGATTTCTAATCCTTGGGTCTTGGGTTTGAATCCCAATGGAGGTACTGCTGTTTTCATATTTTTTAGAATTGGTTATAGAGTTTCTTTTTTAGTATGTTTAGAAGTAAAAGAAAACATACTTTTTAGTCACATAGCTCAGTAGGTTAGAGCAGTACTCTTATAAAGTAAAGGTCATGAGTTCAAGTCTCATTGTGACTACATATTCCTCAATAGCTCAATTGGTTAGAGCACGTGACTGTTAATCATGAGGTTATAGGTTCAAGTCCTATTTGGGGAGCTAATATAGCGTGGTGCTAGCAAAGGTAGCTAACTAGGCTCATAACCTAGAGGTTAAAGGTTCGAGTCCTTTCCACGCAACAAATTAATTAAAGTATATTTTAAATGACCGCTGAAATCCATTTAAATGCAAGAATACTTTAAGGTTATATTATTATGATGCATAATAATAATATAGCTAATAGGTTTCAGAATAGGGGTTATAGTTCAGTTGGCTAGAATATCTGCTTTGCAAGCAGAAGGTCATGGGTTCAATTCCCATTAGCTCCACTAAATTATATTTGGAAGAATGGGTGAATGGTGAAACCAGTTGTTTGCTAAACAACCATACATTAAATAGTGTATTGCAAGTTCGAGCCTTGCTTCTTCCGCTTATTAAATTATATTATAAATAAGGAACCTTAGCAAAGATGGTCTATGCGGAGGACTGAAAATCCTAAGATGTGAGGTTCGATACCCACAGGTTCCACTATTATAAGAGGAGGCATCCGTTATTATTATAATCCAGTTAGGCTTACACAGGTTGTAATTGGATCATGCCTATAGAGTAATGAAAACACCTTTTGAATTATATAATAGTAGGCATATTATTATATAATAATGATAAAGGATTACGAGAAGATCCCCAGAGGAACAAAGCTGGAAGGGTTCCTCATTTTGCCAGATTAGCTCAATGGTAGAGCAACTCCCCTGTAAGGAGAAGGTTGAGGGTTCAAATCCCTTGTTTGGCTCATTGGATGTTAAGCTTTTCTAGATAAAGTTTACAACGTAACTCCTTGCTTATATACACTTTTTCCTAGGTATAAGGTGATCAGTAAGTATCAGCGTATCTGATATTAGTTTTTAGAATGTTGGCTAAGAGAACAACAACATTTAGGAGGTATAGTTTAATAGGGAAAACAACAGCTTTACAGGTTCGAATCCTGTTATCTCCGCTATTTTAAAATTATAAATACCCTATTGGTGGAAAGGTAGACACACTAGACTTAGGATCTAGGTTTTAAGAGTTCGAATCTCTTATAGGGTACATAATATAAAGATTACTATATTATGGAAATAGCTTCTCATAATACAATGACTTACTTGGAACCTTATCATTGGTACATGAAGCCATTTAATTTTATAGCAAAATGTCAATCTCTTACTCTACAGGAGCAATGGGATTTGGGTATAAGAGTATTTGATTTAAGAATAGGTTTTGATAATTTTTTAAACCCTTATTTTTGTCATGGACTAATGAAGTATAATATGTGTCCTTACAAAGTATTCTTAGATTTAAATGCACATAATGAAAAATGCTATGTAAGAATTATATTAGAGAATAGTAAAAAAGATTTAGAAAAGTTTCCTTTAAAAGAAACTGCTTTTATAAAACTTTGTAGTGATATTCAAGAGGTTTGTAAAAACATACAATTCTTTGGAGGAATTAGAAAATATGATTGGGCAAAGTTATATAACTTTAAATTTGACATAGATAAAAAAGATGAGTATTCATCTAATAATTCTAAAGGTAATTTATGGTTAAGCTGGTTTCCTTGGTTATATGCTAAACTTCATAATAAAGAAACTATTTATAATAATATAGATTCTGATAAAATAATATTTATGGACTTTGTAAAATAACTATAATATGTTTGATGAACCTTTTTTTGTATCTAAAAACAGTTTAAAAGAAACTGTTGTAGACACTACTCCAGCATATAGAAAAGAAGAATTTTACATAGGTTTTATCAATAAAATTGAAGGTTGGAAAACTAAATGTAAGAATCTTCATTGGGCAGCTCCTAAGAAGAATATTCATGAGTATTTGGATGCTTTCTTGAAAATACTTAGTGATTATCAAGATAGTTTAGCTGAAGAATATATGGGAATATTAGGACAAATGCAGCCTAATGCTATATCAGGAATTGCTTGTGATGCACTTAATGCTATAGACTTTATAGAATGTGTAAGAGTCAATACTATAGAGTTTTATAGTACATTAGCTGAAGATCCTATGTTTTCAGGTATTAAATCTGAATGTGAAACTTTTATTCATAATATTAATAAGTACAAATACTTATTCTCATTATGTGATATAAGACCCTATTAATTTAGGGTAATGCTCCAATGGTGAAATTGGTATACACGAAGGACTTAAAATCCTTTGACCTTAAAGGGTTGTGTGGGTTCGAGTCCCACTTGGAGTACCTCAAGTTACTGATAAACAAATTCCTGATGTAGAGAGTAACACCTGTTAAGTTTAAAGGAATACTGTTGATAATAGTGTACATAAAATAACAGTAGACTGTGAACAGGGGTCTAAGTTAAGTGATTACTTAGAATGTTGAGGTACCAAGATCAAATCCTCAATTTTTTGAGTTTCTAATAAGTCTCAGTTGGTAGAGCTAATTACATTATATGTTGTTATAATGTTAAATTGGGCAATGGTTCGAGTCCATTTTAGAAACCTATTAAACATAATAATATGGAAAGCAGAAGAGTTATGACCACATTAGTAGCCAATACTATTAGAGATATAGTTAATTGGTCTAATGAAAAAGGGATACAAAAAGATGATATTGTAACTTTAATAAATAGAGGAGAGAATTTTATTCTTATTTATTATAAAGACAACAATTAAAACTTATAGCAATGGAAGAGAATAGAGTTAATGTTAAGGAAGTTCCTGTAATGCCTGAAAATGATTTTAGAGAATATCTAAGTGATAGAAGAACACTTAACCTAAAATATTTCTGGGCAGTATGTAGATTTAAATCTGTAGGAAGAGCCTTTAGGAGAGGTCATATTACTTCTACAGGTTACATGGCTCCTAGTAGACCTTTTAATAATAGAAAGGATACTAGAGGTAGAAGTGAAAACATTTCTAAAAAGAAGATTTATGAACAATTACGGAATATCAAATTTTCTGCATGAACAGTATAATGAAGAGCCTGTATTTTATTGCAAGAAATGTTTATCTTTAAGAATTAGAGAGATAGAAGATATAAGAAATTCAGAATATTGTGATGACTGTGGATCTGCTGAAATAGGTCAATGCAACATTAAGGAGTGGGAAGAACTATATAAAGCAAAGTATGGTCATTACTATATAAATAAAAATTAAATCTTAAAACTTAAAATTATGGAAGAGAAGGAGAATAAGAATCAGGAGCAGGCTAAGCCGCAGCCTCTTACTTATGAGCAGCTTAATGTTGCAGCACATCAACTTAGTGAGCAGAATGCACAGCTTAGAAATAAGCTTGTAGAAATTAGTAATTCTACTTATTTTAAGAGACTAGATTATCTATTTAAGGTTCTTGATTACTCTAATAAGTTTCCTAATGAGTTCCTTCAGGCTACAGTAAATGCTATTGTAGATATGATGACTATTAAGGAACAGCCTAAAGAATCAAAGCCTAGTTAAATTTAAATCAGTTATATTATGCAAATGGCTAATAATGTTTTAAGAATACCTTCAAAAACCAGTGATGCTTTCTTTAAGTATTGGGTCATGTTCTTAAAGCCTTTTCATAAATTAACTGATAGAGAAATTGACATAGTAGCTTGTTTTCTAAAACATAGACACGAGCTAAGTAAAGTAATTAAAGATCCAGATATTTTGGATAGAGTAACTTTGGAAGAAGTTACAAGAAAGAAAGTAATGCAAGAATGTAATATTACTTTATCTTACTTTACTGTACTTTTATCTAAGCTTAGAAAAAGACAAATTATAGTGGATGGTAGGATAAATCCTAGATTTATTCCTAATATTAGAGAAGACGAAAAAAATTTCCAGCTACTGTTACTATTTAATAACTTTGATTATAAAGATGGTATACAAGCAAATAATAAAGAAGGTAGCTAAAGAATTAAACTTACCTGAACCTCTAGTAAAAGAAACCTATAATTCATATTGGAAATTTGTTAAAGATACTATTGAAAACATTCCTATAAAAAGTAATTTTGAAAAGGAGGATTATAATATAAGTTTTAATATACCATTTATAGGAAAACTTTATTTAGATAATGATAAGTTAAAACAAATACATAAGAGAATATGCTAAAGATAACTAATATAATGCCGGTATTTACTTCTATCATTACTACAATGAATAGATATAATGAAGATGAGGTAATTAATGGTGTAATAAATACAAAGAATCAAAAGGGTGCATTAAAAGAATATCAAACAGTAGTTGCTATTGGACCTAATGTTACAGCTGTTAAAGTTGGAGATAAGGTAATGATAAATCCTAAGAGATTTGCAGTGATGCAACACAATGAGGGTAAATTTGAAAATAATACAATTAAGGATGCACCCACAGTTCAATATAAATTTGATATTGTGACAATGAATGATGTAGATTATTTGCTACTACAGGATAGGGATATTCTGTATGTATTTGAGGGTGAGGAAATAGAAGAGAAGCCTTCAAATCTAATACTACCTAAAACTGATATTATCGTGTAAAACATAAGCCTAGTCTAATTAATTTTAGGCTAGGCTTTTTTAATAATAGTATTATGGAACTTAAAGATACAAAGATAGAATTTTATGGTACTACTTATACTATTAAAATAGTAGATACTATAGAAGATCCAGATAATGAAGGAGGACATTTATTTGGTACTTGTGATTCAGCTAAAAAACTGATACTGGTAGCTAGAAATGTAAATGGTAATCCTCAGCCTAAAAATGAAATGGAACTTACATTATATCATGAATTATTTCATGCTATAATGAATACAGGACAATATTTAAATTCTAATAATGATGAACCATTAATAGAATGGTTAGCTAGATGTTTATATAAAATATTACATTCTAAATTATTTAAGCAATGAAACTATTTAAATATGAAGGTTATAAAATTACTATATCAGAAGAGGCTTTAGTATTAAAACCTTTTAAAGATATATGGCAAAGAGATAAATCAAGAAATAAAGATAGAGCTTTAATAGAGCTTGGTTTTGTTTATTTCTTTTGTGATCCTAGAAGTGATTATCAGTACCTTACTGATGAAGATTCTAGAATGAAATCTATTATAGAGGGAGAAGGTATGGAACCTAATTGGAAACCTGATGCTCTAGTAGAAGCTGCTATGAAATTCTATAAGAGCTTTACTCCTACATCAGCATTATTACTAGAGGATACTAGATCAGCAGTAGATAAATTAAGAAAACAATTAAGAGATATAGATTTAAATGCTACAGATGATAAAGGTAAACCTATATATACTCTTAATGTTATTACATCTACTATTAAGCAAATCCCTGCATTAGTAAAGGATTTGGAAGAAGCTGAAAGAGCTATTACTAGTGAAATTATGCAAAATGATAAAATAAGAGGTACACAAGAAAAATCAATGTATGAAGATGTATAATTATGGAACTTACAGATGTAGTTAAAGGTATAAGTAAAGCTTATAAAATTCATTTAGTTCTTAGAACATATTCAGAAGTTCATAGAACTATTAAAGCTTATTGCAATTATCATTATAAAATTCATTTGATAACAGATCATAAATCTAAGCTGTTTTTTGAATTTTCAAATATGGATAGAAATAATGATAGTGCACATTTAAAAAGTGATATATTATTTATAACAAGTCTAATAGAAAAATTAAATAATAATGGAGTTCAACAAATTTCAGACACCTCTGAATGATGCTCTTTTAAAGCTCCTTCCAGAAGAAGTACAAGAACAACTATTAGAAATTCTTAATAGTGTAGAGTTTGTCAAAAGGCTAGTTTCTCCTAATAGACCCTATGCAAAAGATTTACCTAGGGATTCAAAAGGGAGAATTATTGTGGATATAACTAATCCACATATTCTTACTGATATGGATTATTTTAGAAAAACAGGATTATTTTTTCAAAAGAATGGTTGCTATACATTTTTAAGACCTAATTCAAATCCTAATAGTGAATATAGAAAATTCTGGGATGAAGAAATTAGAAGATGTAGAGAAGGCTATGTAAGAGAATCTGATGGTGAATGGGTTACAGGATATATGTACTTCTATTTGAATTATAGTCCTATTATGTTGAATATAATTCAAGAAGGTTCTAAAAAAGCTGTACGTGTATCAGATTTACCTGAATTTTGGGAAGGTATTTATTGGAGATTTCATTACTTAGAGCAAGCTAGAAATAATGGTCATCATGCTATAGAATTAGCCAGAAGAGGTGCGCATCCCTATTATCAAAAAGTATATACACCAAATGGTATAAAAGAATGGGGAGATATAAAAGTAGGAGATTCTTTATATGGTACTCATAATAACATTACAAAAGTTATTGATATACCTTTTGATGCTATAGCAGACATTTATAAAATTACTTTAAGGGATGGTAGAGAAGTATATGCTTCAGATGATCATCTATGGAATATAGTAAGAAAAAATAGTAATAAACAAATGCTTGTAAATACTTTATATTTAAAAGATAAATATAAGTTATTTAGACAGCCTTATTATAGAGTACCTAGTGGAGTAGAGTATGTTTACTTTATACCTAAAAATGATGGAGTGTCATTTAATTCTAAACTAATACCTATTGATTCTTATACTTTAGGCTTTTTATTAGGAGATGGATGTTTTAGAACTCCTGAATATAAAAATCAAGTTATATTTTCATCATCTAAAGAAGATATAGAAACTTATAAAAAGTATATTCCTTATGAGATTTATAAAGTATCTAATGATGATTATACTTATGCTATAAAAACAAATATTGAGTATTTATATGAATGTGGATTATGGATGAAAAAGTCAGAAGATAAATTTATTCCAGATTTATATAAATATAATAATAGAGATATTAGACTAAATGTTCTTAAAGGATTATTAGATGCAGATGGTCATATACATGGTAAAGTTCCTACATTAAGTACTACATCAGAGCATCTTAAAAATGATGTAATAGAAATTGCTAGAAGTTTAGGATATAATTGTTTTTATACTAAACAAAAAGCAGGATATGTTTCTAAAGAAGGTTATAAGCAATGTTTAGATGTATATTCTATTCAAATATATGGTGGAGAAGAATTATTTAACTTACAAAGAAAAAAGAATTTAGTTAATATTGAAGAAGTTAAAAAGATTTCAAGATATAAAAAATCATGTATTGTTAATATAGAATATGTAGGAAAGCAAAGATGTAAGTGTGTAACAGTAGATGCTGAGGATAATTCATATTTGATAGGAGATTTTATTCAGACTCATAATTGTTCCAAGAGTTTTAGCTTAGCTTCAATGATGACTCATAATTTATTATTAGGAGAAAATGAAGAAGTTGTAAAGAGAGTTACTACTATTCTTACTGCATATCAAAAAGAATTCTTAGCAGATAAGGATGGTACATTATCAAAGTTTACACCTATGTTAAATCATTGTAGAGAATATACACCATTTCCCAGGTTAATGCTTAGAAATTCTCCTAATACAATGCTTTGGCAAATGGGTTATAAAGACGAGTATCAAAGAGATAAAGGATCTTTAAATACTGTAATGGGAGTATCTTCAAAAGATGATGAAGGTAAATTAAGAGGTAAACGTGGTTATATACTTATTGAAGAAATGGGTTCATTTCCTAATCTATTAAGTATATATGATGTTATTAGATATGGTGTAGAGGAAGGTGATTATACATTTGGTTTAATATATCTTGTAGGTACTGCTGCTCAAGAAGAGTCTGATTTTACATCAGCTAAAACTTTATTATATAATCCTAAAGGTTATAATATACAAGAGGTAGTTAATGTATATGATAAACCTAATCAAGGTAAACTTACATTTGGCTTCTTCTTTCCTTCTTATATAAATAGAAAAGGATGTTATAATAAAGATGGAGTATCAGATGTTATAAAAGCTCTTATTCAAATATTAATGAATAGATATAGAGCTAAATATTCAGCTGATCCAAAATCTTTATTAAGAGTAATTGCAGAGATGCCTATTACTCCTGCTGAAGCTATTATCCAAGTTAAAACAACTTATTTCCCTACTGTAGCTCTTACTGAAAGATTAGCACAAATAGATAGTAATCCTAATTTCTATGATGATACTTATATTGGTAATTTAGTATTAAATAAAAATAATGAAGTAGAATTTAAACCTTCTAATGATACACCTATTAGACAATATGGTGTAAGTAATTCTACTGTAGGTGCTATTGAAATTTATGAGATGCCAGAGAAAAATAAGAATGGTGAAGTATTTGAAAACCGATATATTGTAGGACATGATCCAGTAGATAATGATCAAGCTGAATCTACATCTTTATCTTCTACTATAGTATTTGATTTATATACGGATAAAATAGTAGCTGAATATACAGGAAGACAACCTTTTGCAGATGATAATTTTGAAATACTTAGATTATTATGTATCTTCTATAATGCTGTATGCCTATATGAAAACAATAAAAAAGGATGCTATGCTTACTTTAAGAAGATGCAATCTTTAAGATATTTATCAGAAGCTCCTGAATATTTAAGAGATAAGAATCTTATTAAGTATAGTAGCTTTGGTTCAAGTGCTTATGGTGTAAATGCTTCTGCGGCTATAAATATGTTTGCTAATAGCTTAATTAGAGATTGGTTATTAAAATTAGTAACTGTTGAAGAAAATGGTGAAGAACATAGAGTTCCTCAATTAACTTTCTTAAAAAATAGAGCTTTAATAGAGGAGCTTATAGCTTTTAATCCTGAGTTAAATGTAGATAGAATTAGAGCATTAGGTATGGTAATGCTTAAAAGAGAGGAAAAGATTATCATGTATGGTAATTCTTTAAATAAAGAAGAGCAAGAAAAAGTAGATAATTCTTATCTTGGAAATGATGATTACTTCAGCAGAAATTATGATAACAGATTTAATAAAAATATTTATAGTAATCAATTAAATTATTAATACGGTTGTATATACAAAATATTACAATTATATTTGTATATAATTAAAATATAACAAAATGAGTGAGTTTATACAATTTCCTCCTCAACAGTTACCTTTTACAAAAAAGACTGTATCATGGAGAAAGAAACATTTGGATTGGGCTGACTCTAAATCTTTATTCAATTATAGTTTAGTAAGAAAAAGTGTAATTCACAAGAAGATAAATTATGATTTAGTTGCTGGTAAATTACACATGAAAGATATAGAACTTATTCTAAATCCTGAAAATATTCAAGCTAATTATATTCCAGATAAAATTCAGCATTATCCTATTATTAATTCAAAAGTTAACATATTAAAAGGTGAAGAATCTGAAAGAATATTTGATTATAGAGTAATTATAACAAATCCTGAAGCAGTATCTTCTATAGAAGCATTAAAGAAAGAAGAAATGCTACAAAGAGCACAGGAATGGGCAAGTAATATGGAATTATCTGAAGAAGAATCTCAGCAAGCTTTAGAAAGAATAGGATATTATTATAATTATGAGTATCAAGATTACAGAGAGATTAGAGCAAATGCTTTAATAAATCATTATAATAGAGAGTATAACTTTAATGCTCTGTTTAATGATGGATTCATGGATGGAATGATATGTGGTGAAGAAATATATCAATGTGATATTATAGGAGGTGAACCTGTAATTGAAAGATTGGATCCATTAAAAGTAAGAGTATTTAAATCAGGATATTCTAATAAAATTGAAGATGCTGATGTAATAGTTATAGAAGATTACTGGAGTCCTGGTAAAGTTATAGATGTATACGGTGAATATCTAAAACCTAAAGATTTTGATTATCTTGAAAAATTACCTGATCATATAGGAGCAGCTAATAAAGATTCTAGAAGTAATATTGATGAAAGATATGGATTTGTCAATATGGATATTTCTGGAGATGAATTAACTTCTCAAGAGGGTTTCTTTTTAGATCCTTTAAATACTATAGATGGATTATATAATAATAGAATGCCTAATGATTTATATGGTAATGTAAGAGTTCTTAGAGTATATTGGAAGTCTAAAAGAAAAATAAAAAAGATTAAATCTTATGATCCACAAACAGGAGAAGAAATATTTACATTTTATCCTGAAAACTATATACCTGATATTACATTAGGAGAAGAAGAAGTTACATCCTTTTATATAAATGAAGCATGGGAAGGTACTAAAATAGGTTCTGATATTTATGTAAATATGAGACCTAGAGTTATTCAATATAACAGAATGAGTAATCCTTCAAGATGCCATTTTGGTATAGTAGGATCTATTTATAATATAAATGAAGATAAGCCTTTTTCTTTAGTTGATATGCTAAAACCTTTTAATTATCTATATGATGTTGTTCACGATAGATTAAATAAACTATTAGCTAAAAATTGGGGAAAAATAATTCAGTTAGACTTAGCTAAGGTTCCTAAAGGATGGGATATAGATAAATGGTTCTATTATGCTAAAACTAATAATATTGCAGTAATAGATAGCTTTAAAGAAGGTAGTGGTGCAGCTTCAGGTAAACTTGTAGGAGGTCTTAATAATAATACATCAGGTGTTATAGATGCTGATTGGGGTAATAATATTCAACAATATATTAACTTATTGGAATTTATTAAACTTGAAGCTTCTGAATGTGTAGGTATTACTAAACAAAGAGAAGGTCAAATTAGTAATAGAGAAACTGTAGGTGGTGTAGAAAGAGCTACATTACAATCTTCTTATATTACTAAATGGTTATTTACAAGGCATGATGATGTTAAAAAGAGAGCTTTAGAAGTTTTTCTAGAAACAGCTAAAATAGCTTTAAGAGGTAAAAGTAAAAAGTTTGCTTATATATTATCAGATGCCTCTGAAAAAATAATGACAATAGACGGTGATGAATTTGCTGAATGTGATTATGGTCTTGTAGTAGATAATAGTAATACTGCTAATGAGCTTAATCAAAAACTTGATTCATTGGCACAAGCAGGTATTCAAAATAATTTACTTACCTTCTCTACTGTAATGAAACTTTATAGTTCTAGAAGCTTATCTGAAAAATATAGACTTGTTGAAAAAGAAGAGCAAGCTGCTATGGAAAGATCTCAGCAACAGCAGCAACAGCAAATGGAAGCTGAACAGCAGCAACTACAGCAAAATGCTGAAATGGAACAAGCTAAGATGGAGCACGAAGAAAGTATGAATACCACTAATAATGAAGCTAAGATTCTTATAGCTCAAATAAATGCTTCTGCTAAACTCAATGATGGTATAGAAGAACCTGAATATTCTGAGGAATCTAAAGCTAATTTATTAGAGAAGATAAGAGAATTTGATGCTACTCATAAACTTAATCAACAAAGATTGGAATTTGATAAGAGTAAAGCTAAAA